GAACCTTCCTTCTAATGAAACCAACTGTCATTCTTGAGCGATCACCATATCGCTACGTTCAGTGTGGTACACTAGAGATTAACGGTATGCCTGACTACCGTATCCAAAAGTTCAACGACTGGACCAAGCGATATACAGACATGTATTTCCTTGACAACCAAATGCAACTTGACACTTGTCTTGAGGATTTTGAATACACCAAATGGTTAGACCCAGATCCTGAAGTAAGTGCCTATCGTAAATTCAATTCTGTGAGAAACCCCTATGTCTGAAGAAACAAACGAATTCCTTGACCGTTCTGACCTTGACTTTGTTCGTGATGTATTGATTGATGCTCTCGATCAAAAACGTGAAGATCTAGTTGCTCGGTTGTTTAAACTGTACGAAGAACTACGTACTCCAGAACCTACTATCCCTGGTATTGGTAACATCAGTATCACATCAACTGGTTTTGAAGATGGATCTACACAGTATGATTTCTCTTCAGTTGGTAATGTAGAAATCGGTAATTCTTTTAGTGACGATGTGATTTCATTTGGAGGCAGTTCCGAGTGAAAGACTTTCGTATTGTAGAAGAATTAGATAATGGCGAAGAAGTTATCACATATTTTACAGTAGAAGAGTATGATGATGGTTACTACTATGTCTATAACGACAATGAAGTAGGTCCTTTCCCTACTCTTGATGACGCTGTAGAAGGTGCTTCAGCTGACTTAGTACCTATCTAATATTAAACGTCTCGGGATGACGTTAAAAGCGCCCTGGTGTGGGTGATTACGTTGCCGCCTGGTTTCTATGTTCCAGTAAAAATATAGTGGTGGTGCCAAACCCCTTCCGTGTGGTTGGTTTCCTGTTTTACAACTAAAACAAAACAGGTGGCGTGCATGTGCTCAAGGACTGACCTCCTATTGTGGACACTAATCAAACTGTCCACCTTGACAGATTTCCTTAAATCTGTTATTATAAATAAATGTTACAAGTGGCACAGTGCCAGTTGTACTACAACGAAGACACGTCGAGTCTTCTATCATCTGTGGGTTCAACTCCACAAGCAAACAAAGTAATTAAACAAAATGATCAAATCTGTATTCGCAGCAACCGCTGCCCTTTCTGTCTCTGCTGGTGCCGCTTTTGCTGGCCCCTACGTCAACGTGGAAGCAAACTCCGGTTGGACGGGATCCAACTACTCTGGAACCGCTACTGACCTTCACGTTGGTTATGAAGGTGCTCTTGGTGAGAACGCTTCGTACTACGTCCAGGGCGGCGCTACCGTGGTCGCTCCTGACGGCGCTGAGACCGACACCGTTCCTTCTGGTAAGGCAGGTCTTGGCATCGGTTTGACCGAAGCACTTGCTGCTTATGGTGAAGTCTCTTTCGTTGGCAGTGGCGACAGCGACATCGACCGTGGTTACGGAACCAAATTGGGTCTTAAGTATTCCTTCTGATTTTAATAAGGAAAACTAAACTAAGAGGGGCTTGACGCCCCTCTTTTTTTGCTATATAATATGTAAAGATTCATTACAAAACGTATCATGACTGTAACAACTAACGAGCAAGGACAACAAAACTTGTTTGCTAAAGAACCTTCCATGTATATGACAAAGGAAGACCTTGACAGATATGGTATTGAGCCCTATGCTGAGAAGGCAGAGAAAGCAAATGGTCGCTGGGCAATGCTCGGTATCATTGCTGGCGCTGTATCGTATGCCATTACTGGTAACTTGTTCTTTGGAATTATTTGATGAATCTTACACAAGATGAACTTTGGAATACAATTGACACCCTTGGTTGGGATGTCAGACATGATAACATCGTGATTGAAATTGGTGGTACAGTAGTTTCTGGCATCCACCAAGGTGAGGATTACAACAAAAAGTGGGCAACTCCTTACGGTGTTCGTAAATATAATAAGGACGCATTCATTGTCCTTAAAAATCTATCCAGAAATGATGACACTAAGTCACAACCCATGGATAGAGAACATAAACCCCATCACTTACGTGAACCTGCTGAACCACAAGACATTACTGTCAACATGGACGGCGGCGTTGGCGGGTCATGGGAAGTTAAGGAGGAAGATGACAAATCCAAACCAACTGTATGAAGACATGCAGAAACTGGATGACATGTACGAAGAACTTCTATGGCATCCAGATGACGAGCTACAATTCACCCATGATGGTGAACGTATAATCATTTCAAACACAACATTGGAGAATAAAAAATGAAATTCGGATTCACACCTGAGGCAGAGATCCTCAACTCACGTCTAGCAATGCTTGGTTTCGTCATTGCTGTCGGAACCTATGCTACTACAGGCCAGATTCTTCCAGGTATTTGGTGATGGATACACCTAACTTCCTAGCACTAGTAGTCGGATTTATGATAGCAAACTTTATGTTGTTTATTATAAAAAAGTCTGATGATGATAATGGTGGTGGTGATGGTGGAATCATGACGCCTATTATGGCTCCTACAAATTGAATAAATAAAACATATCGTCGTCGCATTAAAAGACCC